TCTGGTACAGGCAAATACATCAGTCATGGAGCCGGACGGCGCTCTTAGCGTAGCCGTCCTCGTCATAACTGACTGCAAACCTGCCGCCGGGGATCCACTGGATCTGCTCAGTCCCGGCAAATTCCATTCTGCGGCGCATATCCAAGGTACGCCGGGCCTCCTTGGGGTCCTCTTCCGCAGGGATAAAGCCCTCCTCCATCTCTGCATCGGTCCAACCGGCCACGCCGCCGTCGGGATTCAAGTGGAAGTTGGCCCCAGCCGCCTTCAGCTCGGCATTGATCTCTTCAATGCTCTTGCCGGACTTTTTCCCTTCGCTGATGATTTTCTCAAACATCTTTTCCATCTTCGCGCTCCTTTCCGCCCTCAGTCCTTCATCTGTTTGCTGATCTGATCCACGCCTGTGGCCGCGAGGCCGCTGACGATTCCCACCGCAGCGGCGGTCAGCGGGTCCGCCGCCGGAAAATCCGTCATGACCAGCATTCCCACAACGCCCAAGATCCCCCCGCAGACACCCACGATCACCGGGATCCACTTGTTATCCAGACCGGACACCTTAACGATCCAGCCCACAAGGTAGCAGATCACCGTGATCGCCGCCACGCCTGCCATACCAAATGCTGAAATATCCATTCCTGCTCCTCTCTGTCCGCCATCTCAAGAGATGGGCTGACGCCGCTGCCCCTGTTCCAATTGCTCCAACCGGCGGTCCATGCCCCGGATCTGTTCCTCCACCACCGGCACCCGCCGTGCGAAATGATTGTGCTCCCGGACCTCCCGGGTCAGCTCCGTGAGCTTCTCATCCGTTACCGCTTGGGCCGCCCGGTTGCTCAAAAGCACCCCCAGCAGCGTCACACAGCCGGTGATGGCGGCGGTTATGATCTCACTCATGTCTCATTCCTCCGGCGGCACCGCCAGTTGAAAGCTCTCCCAGGTATGCTGTGCCGTCTCCACCTCATCCCATGTATATTCCGTCGCTTCACATTCTGCCCAGGTCAGATAGCGGAAGTAGAACTCCACCTCTAAATGACAGGGTAGAATATCTAAAATAATCTTCCTGATCTGGTCGAACTCCGCCGGCACACCGGCAGTTCTGGGAAATACGACCCGCAGGCTGCCGTCCGCCTTTTCCTCCGCTCTGGCCCGGATGCCGCAGCCGGTGAGAGTATCGTTGATGGCCTCCGGTGTCAGGCTGTCCTCGCTGATCCGCAGCAGCGCGGCGATGGCCTCCCGGCGGTCCTCTTGGGTCACGGCCGCAGGCTTGTGAGCAAACAATACCTCCCGGCGGTCAAGGCCCTCGCTCTCCGCCGTGGCCAGCAGGCTTTCCCGTTCCACCAGCTCTACCAGCCCACTGACGCTGTCCAGCTCTCCGCCCAGCGCCGCCAACTCGCCGCCGTTATGGGGTGCTCGGAGATTGTAGAGACTCAAAGGGGCCAACAGGCGAATCAAATACTGCTCATACACACGACTCACGCCTCCTCTGTCACTGTCACCGTCCCCAATACCGGCAGCACCGTGTCATTGGCCGCCAGATCAGCTGACGGGGCCGTAATATGACAGTTCTCTACACCCGGCAGAGCATAGATTCTGCTGTTCAGCTCCGCCAGCTTCACGCCCCTGCCTAACAGCTTTCCGTTGAACTGCTCCGCCAGATCAGCCTCCACCGCAGTCTTCACATTGGCAAAATCCGTCCCTTCCGCCGTTTTTACCGTCACCGCCACGTCCACTGTCGCAGCCGTGGGCGCTTTTACCTGCACATTCACCGCGATCTCCCGGCTTTTCTGAAAAACCGTCTGAAGCTCTGTCAGCAACTTCTCCGAGGGAATACCATCCGGTGCCGATACATACACATCCACTGTCCCGGCGCCCCGGGCTTTTCCCACCGCCTTGGCCGCCGCCACACCCTCGTGACGGCAGGCGGTCAGCTCATACCATGCGGCGTTGGCTCCATTGGGCAGCCGCTGAAAGCTGTCCAAAATCCGCTGCCGCAGTTCCTCATCCGTTTCCTCCGACAGTCCGCCCGTAAATGCCTTTTCATTGGTGACTGCCGTCACCGCCACGGGACACGCCGTCAGCACATGAACGGTTCCGGCTCCCACGTTCCCGCTGCTGCCAGCCTCCACGGCCTCCGCCGCCACGGTCACCGAAATCTCCCCCGCCGGGATCGTCCCCGGCTCCGTAGTCCGGAACCGGACAGTTCCCTCCGTCATGCACACCGTTCCGGTCTCCACGCTCACCGCGCCGGTCTGTGCGTTGGACAGCCGAAAGGTCAACTGACCGGTCGCCCTGCTGGGTGCCTGTCGGACGATGCCTCGCATGGCTCCGTGGCGGTCCAGATAGACCCCTGCAGCTGTCTGTGGAAAGCTCTGCCCCAGCACCCATTCCGCCTGTGCCTCCAACGCCTGGATCTGTGCCGCTGCCGCCCACAGCCGCACCGACAGGTCGCAGTCCTCCTGAAGCTGTCCGCCCCGCCGCTTGGCGTAGGCCGCCAGCATTTCCCGATAGATCGTCTCCGTCGCTCTCACATTGTCACTCCCTCCTGCCCCAAGGCCACCTCCGCCGTCAATCGGCGTTCGTCTTTGACGGCGTTCACCGTCAGGGACGCCTTTCCGCCGTTCTCCGCCAGCGTCACCTGCTCTACCATCAGGCCAGGCTCATCCCGGAGGGCCTCCAGCACATACTGCTCCGCCGCAGCCTGCCGTTCCGCAGGACGCAGCCGGTCCAAAGTCCACAGTCTGCTGCCGAAATTCTCCATAAAGGGAAACTGCCCCTGCCGGGCAGTCAGTTTCATCAGCATCCGCTGCAAAACTGCCTCGTCCCCCTTCGCTGACTGTAATCCGTTTCCCTGCGGTACATAATCACCGTTCACCAGCATCAGCACTACAGAATCCCTCCCTCTCCGCAGGTGCAAGGTTTGTAGGGCTGCCCGTTGATAAGAAGTTGTCCTCTGATGGAAATTCGCCCTGTCAGTTCAATCGTCCCATCCTTCTGCAAATACACATTGCTGCCCTTCGGACCGTAAATATAGACCTCCCCCGGCTGCATCCCCTTTGGGACCTCCGCCTGCTTACCGCCGCAGACGCACTGCTCCTCTCCGCCGGGGCCGCCCTTAATGACCAGCACGGAAGCCCCGCTCTCCGGCAGCCACACATAACCGCCCGGACCGTAGATGGGTAACTGCCGCACTTCGCCCCGGGTCACCACTCCCATCTGATCTCCCACTATGGTAGAGATCCCCTGGTCGGCATCCGCCGTGGGGACCGCCTGCTTCATGCTCTGTGCCAGCCACATTTCAATCACACTCCTTCAATGTCCAGATCATCACGGCTCCTTCTCTGGCGGAAAACCGGTTTTCCGTCTCCGCCACCCGGTAATTTCCGGTAAGGCCCAGCTTTTCCAGTCTCACCGTCACCCGATCCCCCGGAAATGCACCAAAGCTCCCCGGCAGCGTTACCGTCACCGCCTGCTCCTCCTTTTTGGACTGTTGGATCTGGTATTCTCCCGTATAGCGCATGGCATCCCAGGTGCTCCGCCCCGGCGTATAGATCACCCGGCGGCACTGGCCGCCCTTGGCGATCATCTCCGGATTTTTCACAGAGTAGCTGACATTCTGCCGCTTGTCGATGACCAGCGCCTCCGTCAGCACGCCGTAGTGATCCTCCCGGATTCGGCAATTCAGCACTGGACTGCCGCTGTCAAGGATGATTCTCTTTCCGCTGTCCTGTTCCGGTGTTGCCAGCAGCTCTCCGGTTTTGGCAAACCGGGGCAGGAAGCCTCCATAGGTCCGGCAAAACTCCGAAATCACCTTCCATTGGCTGATCCCCGCCCCGGCGGTATAGGGCACCGTGGACCTCAGATCCGCCGCAGCCCCGCAGGAAATGCCATAAGGCTCCGCGTGACAGCGGATCAGTTCCCGCAGCGTCACCTGCTCATAGGTCACAGGCCGGGACTCGTTATCCAACAGCCGTGCGGCGTATCCCCGGCCGGACAGTGTCACCGTCATCCCCCTGCTGCCCAGTTCCACGGTATATTCGTCCACGATTCCCCGTAACTGTGTCATTCCATTCTCAATGGCGGCGAAACCCGCCGCCATTCGCAGCACTGTCAGCATTTCCGGCTGATACACCGCCGTCACGGACCAGCTGTCGCAGGGCACCGTCCCCGTATGTCTCACGTTCCAACTCAGCAGCGGCGGCAGATCATAGACATGATGGTCTGCCGTAAAAATTCGTCCTGTCACGGCAGCCTCACCTCATTCCCCGGATAAATGAGATTGGGATTTTTGATCTGTGGATTGGCAGCGATCAGGCTGCTCAAGGTCACGCCACAGCGCCGGGCAATGCCCCACAGGGTATCCCCCCGCTTCACGGTGTATACCCGCCCGGCTCCATGGGTCTCTTCAGACGCCGCCAAGCCGCTCCCCGGCCACGTCCTGCCGTCATTGTTTTCCGTCAGGCCGCCATCATAGCCGCTGTCATCCTCCCAGAACGCAAAGCTGTACCGTACATAGTCCGGCCGCGGCTCCTCCGTCACGGACAGGGAGACGAAATACGCCCGGTCCGTCCGCCACACGGGATGCGTCAGCATCCCCGCTCCCGGTTCCTGAAACACCGCCGCCAGTGCTTTGAATTCCCCATAGGCCCCCGGCCCCGCAAACTCGCCCTCGCCCCGCAGGATCCGGCAATTTACGCCCAGATCCTGCAAAACGCAGCCGCCCAATGGTATCTTATGGGCCGCCATCTGCCGCCGGTATTCCACTACAAAGGTCTCCGGATTGTGGGGCCAGGTATAATTTTTATAGCGCATGGAGGATAATCTCATGCCATTCCTCCCTCTTAAAACATGGTAAATCCGCCGTCATACCGCCGTGCGTCCCGCTGAACAGCCCGGGAGATGTCCTCCACCTCCATCGCCGCCCTGCTTCCTTCCGCCATCAGTAACCCCGGCAGGGTCCCCGCAGAAAACGTCTCGCTCCGCCAAAGGGCATCCGCCCGGCGGGCCTGCTGAAATTCTTCTGCCTGCGCCGTCAGCCCATCCAGCAGTCTGTCATCAGCTTCCGCTCTGTCCCACGCTTTCCGCTTTGCCGATGACAGTGCTTCACCGCTTTCCGCCTGACCAATCAGCTTTCCCTGTTCCGCCGTTGGACGGGAGATCCCCTTCTCCCGTCCAGCAGGCGCTTTCTCAGCCCCCTCCGCAGCACGGCGGAGAACTTCCTCCTCCGCCGTGGTCTCCTCTTTGGAGGGACT